CCCTTCAAAAGTCTGAATGGTACGATCATAGTAGTGAGAGAATACTGGCTCGATACCAGAACTTACATTGTCTGCTGACAAACTGATAGTACCAGTCGGTGCAATAGACAACAGGTGAGAGTTACGAATACCGTACTTCCTAATGTCTTCACGGATATCCATAGGGAGACTCATAGCAAAGTCACTCATGAGATAACGCTCATCGTACAGTGGGAATGGACCTTTTTCCATAGCCAACGATACTGATGTACGGTACGCCACATCACGAAGAGTAGTCATAATCTTCTTAAGAGTAGACAAGAAACCCTCTGAGCCATAAGGAAAGCCAAGAGCTTCGATAGCGTTAGCTACACCTGTGAGCCCAAGGCCCATACGGCGTTTGTTCTGGGCTTCCTTAGCTTGCTCGTCTAGTGGATATACTGCACGATCCACAACGTTATCCATAGCACGAACAACAAATGGAATATCATGTGAAAAACGGTCATAGTTAAATGTCCAGAAACCATGTACATCTTTTTCGACATACTTTGTAAGATTAAACGAACCTAGTAGACATGCACCATTAGGTGGTAAAGGTTGTTCACCGCAAGGGTTAGTAGCACGGATGCTCTCTGCATACCACATGTTATTCTTCTTATTGATACGATCAATGAAAAGAATGCCCGGCTCTGCCCAATCCCATGTACTACGAAGAATGTCATCCCATAGAGCACGAGCATTTACAGTTTTGTAGACACGATCATCAAACCGTAAGTCAAAGTCTGTGTCATTCTTTACTGCTCGCATAAACTCATCAGTTACACCAACAGAGATATTAAACTGTGTAAGTGTGTCACTGTTGTTCTTTGCGCGGATGAACTCTTCGATGTCAGGGTGGTCAACACGTAGGACACCCATCTGTGCGCCTCTACGGTGCCCTGCAGAGCTGATAGTCTTACAAATAGCATCGAAGATACCCATGAAGCTAATAGGGCCACTGGAGCGACTGTCTAGCGATTTGATCAAGGCACCCTTGGGACGTAGTGTAGAGAAGTCGTAACCAATACCACCACCTAAGCGCATGGTCTCTGCTGCGTCACGAGCTGCTCGCATGATCCCTTCCATACTGTCTGTAATATTCTCTGATACAAAACAGTTGTACGGTGTTACTCGGCGGGGTGATCCCATAGCAGACTGTACACGCCCTGCAGGTAAGAACCGCTGCTCAAGCAAAATCTTACGGAACTGGTTGTAGTGCTCCGTACCGTCCTTCAATGAGTCAGCTACCCGTGTCATGGCATCCTTAAACGTTTCGTTGGGGCCACGGTATTTCATCTTATGTATTTCTTCACTGACCTTCAGTGTTGGACCGTAAGTGTTCGTCATTTCCTCTTCCTCTCATTGTTTTGTCTTCTTGTAGCCATACTAGTCGATCAATGTCTGACCGTGCAATACCAATATCTGCTAACTCTTTATCACTAAGCCTGTTCAGCTCTTTAATAGTATTCCTGTGTTCTCGCCATGTGGCTAAGAAGTTCATCCACCTCCAGAACCACGTCATACCTGTCTTCTTCTTACTCATCTTTTTCATACCTTATGTGATCTTCTACAAGTGTTTTGTAGTAATTGATAACACGTTCTAATTCACCTATATCTTGTTTCCACTGCCTAGTCAGGGACTCCATGTCACTCAGACTAACTACGTCTATCAGACCTAAAGGGAACTGAGGAAAACAGAACTCACGTAATTGTTCACGAACCTCATTTTCTATCTCAACATTCATCGGTTATCACCTGAACCACGTAGTTTACCACGCTTCTTACGGCTCTCTAGTTTGTCTAGGTTCATTTGAGCAATGTCTGACAAGTTGTAGCCAAGGTCTTCAGAGATAATTGCTACGTACCACAATACATCACCAACCTCTTTAGCCAACTCGTCCTTGTCGATATTACCATCACGAATCCACTTCTTGATCTTATCGGATATCTCACCGACCTCACTGTTCAAGCCGAACGCGGGATAGAGTACCTTCGCTTGTTTTGGATAGATAGCAAATGTACGAGCTTGCTTCTGGTAGACATCCATGTCCATATCGTCGAAAGCCTCGAAGCGATCTATGTCTTCTGCTGTAATCATTCTGTGTCTCCTAAGTTATACACACCAAGGTCTATAATACCATGTTCGTGCAATGTCCATAGAGAAAATACTTGCCTATCATAAATATCTCCAACAAGATCACGAATGATATCCTCATAGCCATACGTGTCTATCAAGTCTTCTACCCTCTCAAAAGATACCTCTTCGTTGCTGTAGAAGCCATAGTCACTCATTTTGAATACTCCCGCTTTAGTTTATCCAGACTAACCCACTCTAGGTCGTACTGTCCGTCCTGTATCTCGCGCTTAATAACAACGCCTTTCCGCCACTCATGATTTGCTTGTCCTGCCCAACTCTCTTCATGCCCTTTGAAACACCCCACCACAAGACCGTGCAACGGACGAGGACGTGCATCACCTTTATAGTAATAATGGAATTTATGAGTATGACCGACAGTTGCACTAGAGGCCAACTTTTCAACAAGAGAGTAGCCATGATGTTTAGTTGCCATAGCACTGCCAAAATTACCACTAGCAACGTAATGGCCGTAGACGATACCATCATAAGCAACGAGGTCGGGCGCGGAGTTAGAATACTCATGATATTCATCAAACCAATGATCCGTATTGAGGTGACTGAAAGAGATACCGTACTTGCTTCCCTCAAGTCGGGGGTCTAGGCCAATGGCCTTCTTGATACGGTTTTCGTGATTACCTTCAAAACCAATCCAACGTGGCTTCTTCTTTTTGTGGTACTTAAATTTCCACTGGAGCCTCTGCATAGCATCGTTGTAATGCTCAATATCAGACTCATAGCTTTGGCTACATACAGCCTTGGGATACCGTGTGTCGTAGCTGTTGAGAGAGCGCATGTCTGCACCGTCTCCAAGGTCAATTACATAATCGGGTTTGATGTCATAAATCAAGCTGCCCAACCAAGAAAAACGCTCATTGCTCACATCGGGGTCAGAGTGCGCACAGCTATATACGATAGCTGTCTTGGGTTTGGTGTTCATGTTAGTCTCCTATTTCTAACACCTCTAAATGCGGTCCCTTGAAGTAGCGGATAATTGCGTACAAGTCGTCCTCATCATCGCTAGATACTACTTCGGGTAGTCCTGTTACATAAGATAAGTCAGTATGAACTAAAATACGATACAGGTCGTCGTCTCCTAAAAAAGGCTCTTGCGTGAGAACTCTATACACTTTCATCTAGCCACTCCTGCGGAACCTCTTTGGATGCCCATTTAAAACCATTCTTATCGCACCACTGAGCGTAACTTGTCTTTGAAGTCTTGCTCAGCTTTACGTTGGGGTTCTGAAACACAAACCTTATGTCTAGTTCAGGTATCTGCTCCTTTATCCTTAGGTGCTTCATCCTGTCTGCTGCAACGAACCTACCCTTAGTCTCTATTATAATACCGTTTGGTAAAAGGAAGTCAGGGGTATATTTACGAACCTGATTAACTTCATATTGTATCTTTATAGGCTCATAGGAGTAATTAACTCCTGCATCTTCTAGCTTCTTTGCTACGGTCTCTTCAAACTTTGATCTGTAGGTGGTTCCCATAGTTCCCCATCATGTCTGCGTAGCCATAAAAGCCTACCGTTTTCAATGATACGATCAATGTCACCATCATATGCTTTCAGTGTTTTCTCGTATAGCTCTTGCTCTGTTTCACAACCTTCTAGGATTTTCTCAGCCTTCTTGGGGCCAACTCTCCATAGACCTTTGATATTGTCAGCATCATCACCTGTCAACATCTGGGTGTAAAAGAACTTAATACCTTCAAAGTCATTCACGTTCTTAAACTCGTTCTTGTTAAAGTTAAAGTGTAGGGCGGGTATCTGAAGCATGTCCTTGTCAGCAGAAGCAATTACAACATGTCCGTTCAGTCTTGTAGCTTCTTTACTGATCAGATCATCTGCTTCTTCCCCATCTGACATAGTAGCCCTGTAGTGTGTCATAAGGTAGTCCCTGATGTCATTAAGGTGACGAGGCTTTTCCTTGTCCTTACGGTGGCCTTTGTAGACAGCAGTCTTAGCAACCTCGTTACGGAAGTTACCTTTTCCAGTGAGGTACACTTTGAATATATCATCCTTGGTATAGAACGCACACTCGTCAATAATATAGATCATCATCTCGTCTACCTTAGACTTGGCGTAGTCTAGGGTCTCGTCCTTAGATGCAAACGCACACCTGTAGGCAATTATGTCTCCGTCAATTAGGATCAAAACTCTTCTCCTAAATCTATACCAAAGCTAGATAGATTGTTTACCCAACCCTCTTTTCCATCGTTGGTCTTATAACCGATGTCTGACACATTATAGTATGTTCCTGCACTCTTAGTAGCCGTGTACAAAAAGAACATCCAATCTTCAAGGTTGTTGACCTGACTCTCCCGCACAAAAACCTGACGAGAGTACCCGTCAGGTGTCTTGTGTGTGACTCGCATTTCTACAACGATGTCATACTCCATTAAAAACCATCCGCATCTACTGGAGCATACTCTGTGTCACCGTCTTGGTCTTGCTTGATCCAAGGTACATGCTCTACCACACCAACCTTAATCAGACGATGACCCATACGATCTCCGTTTCCGTATACGACTAGCTTTACCTTGACCTTGGTGCCATTTC